TTTGTTCCACCGCGGCGTTGGGAGCAAACCGTTCTGACTCAATGTCAGGGTTATTGGTGTTAAGGGAAGCGAGGCAAATTACGTCTGAAGAGCTACCTCAAGCTCATCGACGGTTGTGACTAAGATACAGGAACTCAGGGCCGTGAACACTCTCATGTGTCAAAGAGAGGCACTCTACATATAGTTCCTTTGATCCACTATATTTAACGTCCCGTAAACCAGTATCATTCTGGGACAAAACACCACGTCTACCTTTAACAAGCGAACGTAGTAAAACCATCATCAAGAAACTCTTCTTCAAGAGCTTCATAAGTATGGAGTTTCAAAACATGACTCATTCGATGTCGTGAAAACAGTTCAACGATCAGGGACTGGTACTCGGCAAACTTCTCCTTACCGTGTAACCACGCTTCTCGTTGTCCCATAGAAGCTACATCAACGAGCCGCTGTTCAGATGTCGTGCCAATGTCAACCTTCTCAAAACACAAAGGTTTGATCACAGAATCCCATTCAAGAGGAGCAAGATATCGAGACAAGCGACTATCCCAAACAAAATGGCGCTTAATAAAAACCAAATTTTCAAATGGAATCTCTCTAGTAATCTTGCCCTTAGAAGCTCCAGTAACTTCATAACCAAGTGTTTTATACTCAGATTCAATAGTCACCATATTGAACCTTTCAAAAGCCTTATTCGAAACAGAGCTGGCATTGTCGTCACCGACGGTAGCAGGATTCACTTCATCTCGAAAGTACAAACCAGGGCAAAGTCTCTTAAAAGCAATTCTCATCAACAAACTATTAACGACACTATTAAGAATAAGAGTGACAATAACACCACTTGGCATTCCTTTCAGCTTGAAGAAAACATCATTCATGTAAATACAGATTTGTACACGAAGCGCAAAAATGGAAATATACACAATATCAGCTTCTTCGACAGTATACCCGACAATGAGAGCCAAACGCCGCATTAAGCGCGCAAACATCGCAATGGCGCGTTTATGACGTGTGTCATAGTTCTTAAAATCCATGTCGATATAGTGACCAAATCTCCTAAGCCTCAAAGCTAATTTAGTCCACTGCACGCCACCGGCATTCATTGCTCCATAACATTCGCTCAACTCGGGCAAATCCAAAAGAAACCTGATCAACGGCATGACATACATCCGCATCGCAGCATTTTTGTCAAAATCAAGAACAGAAAAAAGTCTCAACTTAAAAACGTCCAATTTGTCGAGAGGTCGAATCTCATCCTTAGGAGACAACTCAACAGTAAAGGGCTCGAAAGAATTGGATTTCCACAAATCTATATTCTTGACTACCTTCTCTCTAAAATCGGAACGAAGCCGAAAAGTGCCGTCTTTGTTATCGACAAACAGATCATACTTATTACGACAGCCTAACTGCTTCATGGCAAAACCAACCGACGTCTTAAAGTCAACTCTATCAATATCCATATCTGGACAACCAAAAATTGCTTCCTCAAGCGTCATGGGTCTAAGTCGTGTAGTAGTATCCTTGAAAGGCTCCAAGTAATCATCTATCGCGGCAAACCATTCACTATCACAAGAAGAATCTGGCTCGTCCACAGAAGAAAATTGGTGCAAAAAGGCGGACTTATATTCACCGTCAACAACTCCGGCAATCTTAGTCGGAATTCCATAGGGCTTACTCAATATGTCCTTGGCGATTACATCATTGTAGAATCTAGATCTCTTAAATTTGGAGTGAAACGTCGATGACCCTTTTTTAAGGGTTCCAACAGCTAACATATTCGGGCTACAAACATTCCTCAACTCCGCCTTCTGACTAAGCTCACCCACAGGACCGTATCCTAAAAGAGACACAACACACGAGTCAACTGGACACTCGACATCCTTACACATGGCTGCGTAATCCTTTTGGAGAACCACAGTACACCCAACTTGCTTGGTTGGCTTACGCCGATAAGCAACGCAACCGACTATAAACCAGTCGTTACGCGTACATGCTAGGACGGGAGTCGCACACATACCCTCAACACAATCAGGGTCATTCGGCCAGGCGACGCCGTCAAAAACCTTCATGGGGGTCGGACACACCCACTTCTCAAAAGCTCCAACGGATGTAACTCCAGTAGCTAGATTCTCAATCATCATTGCACCACCAACTTCCTCTGCCAAAAACTTATGTAAGGGAGCGACGTAAGGTGCAAACCAATTGACCAGGCCAACCATCTCACAATTATCAGTGCCATAACGTACGTCTGATTTCAGGAAAAAATTCTCAAAACCATTGCACATAATGGTAAATTTATCAGTGACTTTCCTCAGAAAATGTCTATTGATTAAAACCATCTCGGGTGAAATAGCGAAAATCTTAATATCGAGCGGTTCCTCATCACTATACAGAATTGCATCAAAGGTCTGGGCCATGCACATACGCCTCAAATCATCGACATGAACTCCAACCGTCTTAACCTCAATCGTTGTAATCGATCCCTCCTTCTTAGCCCACGTACGAGCAACAGCTGGCGAGAAATTCACCTCACGCTTCACTACATTGACACGCATTGAATCAGGGTCAACATCTTTAGAAAAAATCGGTTTACCAAGAGTCTCAACTGCCTTCTTACCGAAGAACGCTTTGACTATTGCACCCACAGATAAAACACCAATAATAGCAATTGCTACCTTGTGTTCAACTATGAACGTTTTGAGCCGACACCAAGCATGCAAAGCTTGAACGTACATTTGAACTCGCTGAGAAGAAAACCCAACCAATCTATTAACCACCCTAAACGAAAGTAGGTGGCAATAGAACGAACAGAAAAAGGCTACGACAAATTCAGGCAAAAGAACATAAAGGAAAGCAGAAAGTTCCGTCACACAAACCACGAAACTTTCTTTAATCCACGCCAACCAAGATGGAGCATCCAAAACCCTAGATCTACGCGGACCTCTAGCCGTTGCCATTTCATGATAACGCTCATTCCTAATGTTAAACTCATCACCTGGTTCAGTAGGAATCCTAGGAGCTGGCCTATTCGGCGGAGGATCATAAGTAGCAGGCCCGCTAGGACCGAGTAAAGCAACTGCTTGCTCTAACTCTACGACACTCGCAAGATCGCAAGTAGGAGTGAGGCGCTCATATCCATCAGGTCCAAGATGAAATATTTCAGCGGAACCACAAGCGCACATATTAGTGGAGCTTACAAACTTACGATCATAAGCTTCTCTAATCGCGCGATGAGCAATACAACCTTTCATGACACGTCGTATCATTTCTGGATAAGTAACAGCCGTGTAATTAACCTTGGAAGCGACAAAGACCATA